ACGGAGCTTACGCTCGTATGTAAGAATGAAGCTGCCAGCGGTCTTATTGCTGACCTAGCTGTTTCTTAAAATAACGTAACTACGCTGTAAATTAGCCTCACCCTTTCGGGGGTGGGGTTTTTTAATCGAGGAGAAAATAATTATGCCAATGGTCAAAGGTAAAAAGTACGCATACACGACAGCAGGTAAAACGGCAGCGGCAAAAGCAAAAAAAACTCCCGCTAAGAAGAGAAGGAAAAAGTAATGCTGATCAAAGAAAAGATTATCCCTACCGAGAAAGGGATTGAAATTCAGAAGACATTTGATAATGACGTATATATTGAAGAAGCCAAACAAATTAGAGATCAGGGGCTAGGGCAAACGGGCGAGAATCGTTTAGTCGGCAGAATACCTGTTCATCTCGTCGTTCAGTGGATGAAAGAAGCTGGCTTGTCTTGGAGTGATACCGAGGCTAAAAAAGACCTAATTCGCAAGAAAATGCTATCAGGTGAGTTTGATGCATTTCGCGTGTGGAAAGGAAGCTACTGATGGCAACTAACAAGGAATCGTTAATGATCCACGAAAAAGAGTGTGCGCTGCGGTATGAGCATATCCAGACGCGCTTGGAGTCAGGCAACGCAAGATTTGACAAAATAGAGCGCCTCATCTTTGGCGTCTACCCGTTTATTTTAGCGGCGGTAGCCATCGGCAAGTGGCTGTAGAGTAACTTATGGATAGTGTCGTTAAGCTGATTAATGAGGTGGGCTTTCCTATCGCTGCCGCTTTGGGCTTAGGTTTATTTATTTGGAAACTTATTAATCGTATTATTGATGGCTTAGAGACAAAGGTAGATACGTTAGATGACAAGCTAGTTGAGCAGATAAGTAACCTGGAACAGCGGTTGGGTGGAAAATTAGACGGACAGCATGGAATACTGATTGCTTTAATAGATCGAGTACGCTCTGTCGATAATGAAATCATACGCCAAGACGTATTGCTCAAGACCGTATTAGGTGTACCACAATTGTTACAAACTGATCGAATTGCAAAGGCAGACAGAGATGACCAGCGAAAGGACTAAGATTATCGCAAGCACATTGCTTTGGATAACAATACCAATCACTGCCGATCAGATGACCCATAAGTTTAAATCACCTTCCTTCAACGGACAAAATACCTCGTCGCACTGGTTAACCATAGAAAACCAAGAATTTAGCCGAAAAAGCGACATAGCTGATGAAATAAAAGCGTACCAGGATGAACTGGCAAGGGACCAGGAAAATACTACCCTGGCCCGGTTTATCCGCAATCTTGAATCTCGGATCTACGCGGAGCTATCGAGGCAGCTAGTCAATAACCTGTTCGGTGAAACTATGTCTACCGAAGGGATATTGGAACTAGAGGGCAACACTATCCAATACTTTGTGGATGGCGATTTCATAACTTTGATAATAACGGATGCCGATGGCAATGAAACTACCATTACACTTCCTGTCGGTTCTTTTAGTTTCTAGCTGTTCAATTGTTGACCAGTTTGATGATACCTTTGAGCAAAGATTTAAAGCTAACGATGTGTCAAAGATTACCGATCTGCAAACTACGGCTCTAATCAACGCTAAACCTCCAGCCGTACAGCCAGTAGTCGCTGTATATCCGTCCTCCTTTACAGATCAGACAGGGCAGCGCAAAAGCAATAGCTCATTCGCTCTATTCTCAACAGCCGTTACACAGCAACCTAGCGCCCTCCTTATACGCGCCTTAAAACACGCAAGCGGAGGCAAATTCTTTCGAGTAGTGGAAAGGGTGGGCTTAGATAACCTTACAAAAGAAAGGCAGTTAATACGATCAGCGCGTGAGCAGTTATCCCCGGGTGGTGAGACTAACAAAGTACCACCACTGTTGTTTGCTGGTGTCTTGTTTGAGGGTGCAGTTCTATCGTATGAGTCAAATCTTAAAACTGGAGGAATAGGCGCACGGTGGCTAGGTATTGGTAAGAGCGCACAGTACAGAAAAGACAACATCACAGTCAGCTTGCGAATGGTATCAGTAGCCACTGGCGAGATACTGTCTGAGGTTATGTCGCAGAAAACAGTTTACTCCTATGCTCAGTCGGAGGATGTCTTTCGTTTCATTGAAATGGGAACGGAATTAATTGAGATTGAGGCAGGGAATTCATCTAACGAGAGCAGCACAATCGCTCTGATGAAAGCCATCGAGCAAGCTGTATTGGAGTTAATGAACATTGGTTTTACAAGAGGGTTTTGGGCTTATGAAAAAGATGAATAAAGTATTATTATCCTTGTCACTTTTAAGCACTGCGGTGCTGGCTGCCGACAATGAAATATACATTTCCCAGGCAGGGGCTACGGCCTCGATAGACGTCGAGCAGTTAGGTATCAGTAACTTAATTGGCGGTCTTAGCTCATCGGCTGGAAGTCTAACGGCATTTGATTTGGATGGCGCATCAATGACCTTAGACATAAATATGATAGGCGCAACCAACAAGTTCTTTGGTGATATTTGGGCAGATAGCTTTACTGGTAACTACAACTTCACTGGTTCAACTAACCTGTTTACGATCCAAGTAGACCCCACAAATACCTATGGTGCTGACTCTAGTAACCATCAAGTCGCGGTGACAGGCGCATCTAACACAATGACTCTTAATCAAGGGACTTCAGCACTAGCGGCTACCTTAGATTTAGATTGGATAATACAAGGCTCTAACAACACGATCACCTCAAATATAAATATTGATGGCGCGACAAACTTTATGGATATAGACGGCAGTGATAACACTGTGACCTACACAGGAGCAGGCGTTACTGCATCGGCAGGAGGTTACTTCTACCTCGACCACACTGGCGGATCGAGGACATTCAATGTACAGCAGCTTTCAACCCAAGATAATGACTGGCTCAAGATTACCTCTGTTGGTTCTTCTGGTACTGTTTGTGTCATTCAAAACGATCAAGGCTCAAGCCTCGGCTGCTGATATTGGGGGAGTCTCTGAGGTTTCTGGATACGCTCAAATTAAGCGAGGGACATCGGCTAACAATGCAGACTTAGCGTTCTCAATCCAAAGCAATGATCAAGCTGTTACTAGCAACGGCAGAATGGCGATAACCTTTCTTGATGACTCAACGGTGAAGCTAACAGAGCATAGCCAGCTTACGATAGACGAATACATTTTTGATCCAGACCCCAGCAAGTCAAAGATGGCGCTGACGTTTGGTCTTGGCACAGCAAGGTTTATTAGTGGCACGTTAGGCAAGATAGATAAACGCAACATCGCACTAAAAACTCCAACTGCTGATATCGCTATTCGTGGGACAGACTTCACTGCAACAGTGGATGAGTTAGGCCGCAGTCTCATCATCCTATTGCCAGATCAATACGGTGTGTCGAGTGGTGAGATTGAGGTAATCACAGCAATGGGTGCTGTCTTGCTCAACAAACCGTATGAGGCCACAACAGTCTCAGTGTTTGAATCTGCACCAAGCAAGCCTGTCATCTTAGACCTTACGCTTGATTTCATTGACAACATGCTAATCGTTACACCCCCAAAAAAAGAAACGGTAATAACGGAAGAACGCACAACCAAGGTGGCAAACATACTAGACTTTAACGGACTAGATATTGACTATTTAGAGCAGGATTTTCTGTCTGATGATAGCCTTGAATTTACCGAGCTGGACATAAATTTCTTAGACGTCAATTATCTGGAGGACTTACTTAACATTCTAGATGCACTAGCGATAAACGAGGAGGAGGATAAATTAAAACAAGTCTCAGGTGTCACGATAGCCGGGACAACCTTGGGCGCTGATGCCGAAACCCAGATCACTACTCTAATTACAGGTCAAACAATCAGCCTAATGAGAAACGTGAGCGAATATACAAGGCTCGATTTAGACATTGCTGGGGGGTATACCGTGATCCTGATTCAAGACGGAATTTCAAATAAAATTAAGATTAATGGTGGTGACTCAACCATTAGGATATTGCAGGAAGGATAATGAAAAAGACGATTATAGGGGCTGTTGTTGCGCTGTTGTTTTCTCTTTTAATCTATCAGCCCACCTTGCTTGAGGTTATAAAGCTAAGAACCTTTGATGCTTTGGTGCAGACTCAAGAGCCTACTGGCAATCTGGTAGTGCTGAATCTGACAGAGGATAATATTCACCAGGAAGGCGGTTGGCCTTTCCCTCGTCAAAGACTCGCTGAGATTCATGTTGATCTATTGAATGCCGGGGCAGCCTCAGTATCTTGGGTTGCAGTCTTTAGTGAGCCAGATCGGTTCGGGGGTGATGCGGCTTTTGCGGAGGCTCTCTCTTATAACACTAGTGTCATCGCCATGTTTGAGACTGATGGATTTAAAGACACACCCAAGACCGAAGGAACGGTTATTCTTGGTGATGATGTGGGCGGTATACGGGCTCAAGGCGTTACGCAGAACATAAAGCCATTAAGAGATGTAGCCCTTCAAGGGATAGTCTCAGCCCCGGTGGACGTTGATAATCTTGTTAGACGTATGCCTTTGTTAATGCGGTCTAATGATGGATGGATTGCCAGTTTCGGCATGCAGCTACTCAAAGCTGTTACAGGGACAAGCACTTACGTTATTAAAACTAACGCTAATGGCATTCAAGAGGTACGCGTCAAGCAGCTAAACCCTATTCCAACAGACACTAATGGCAGAGTTTGGGTCAATTGGATACAAACAGACACCACTTCCCTTAATAAAATGGATGTTGCGGGAAAGATGGTTATTGTCGGCACGACAGCCAAAGGAATACTACCTCAAATCGCAACGCCTATCGGGTTGGTATATCCGCATCAGATTCAAGCATCGCTCTTAGAAACGATATTACACGCGTCTAACAAGCCGATGCCGATGATACCGCAGAGCGCTTTACTGTACGAGATATTGATCTTTACTGTTGGTGTGGTGCTGGTATTTTTGTTTATTAACTATCTTGGTGTCTATCTTGGCCTAGCGTTATCGGCGGGCTCAATCACAGCAATGGGTGCGTTTGGATTTTACCTCATACAACGTGGAATTCTAATCGACGTAACCTGGGCAATGATCTCTCAGTTCGTGGTCGCAGCAGCCACGTTCTATCTTAATTACAAAGAGCAATACAAGCTAAGACAGTTAATCAAAAAGCAGTTTGAACACTATTTAGACCCTCGCCAGGTTAAACGGTTACAGGACAACCCCAGCCTCTTAAAGCTGGGAGGTGAGAAGCGATACTGCACGTTCTTGTTTACTGATGTTCGTGGCTTTACCGCCTTGTCCGAAAGGGTAAGCCCGGAAGAGGTTGCTTATATAATGAATCGAGCCTTGACCGCACAGCAATCCGCAGTCGCTGAGTGTCACGGCATGGTCGATAAGTACATTGGCGATGCAATGATGGCAATATTTGGTGCGCCTTTAGCCTTGGAAAATCACGAAGATTGGGCTATCAAATGCGCCAAGCAGATTCAAATCAACATGGAAGAACTGAACAAAGAGTTTACGGCGAAAGGATTACCACCGATCCAGATAGGGATAGGCATTAATAGCGGTGATGCGATCATTGGCAACATGGGCAGCGACCAGAGGTTTGACTATACGGCCATAGGTGATGCCGTCAATATTGCTGCCCGGTTAGAATCTGGGACGAAAGCAGCAGAGGTTGATGTGTTAATAGGGATCAGCACGAAGCAACGCTCTGGCAGTAGCTTGAAAGAATTGCCTCCGATTGAGGCAAAAGGTAAGGCTGAAAAGCTGCTTGTTTATACACTAGCGTGAGGTAAAATTTATGATAGGAGCAATAGTTAATGGAATTACAAATCTTGGCAGCACCTACTTAAAGAATAAAGGGGCTGAAAAGCAAGCTATCCATGAAAGCAAGATGACCCAAATTAGCGGTGATGTTGATTGGGAATCTAAGATGGCAGCAGCCTCTGGGGACTCGTGGAAAGACGAATATCTAATTATTTTATTAACGTCCCCCGTTATTGCAATTATGTATGGCGCAGTTACCAATAACCCTGAAATTATAGCTCGCGTGGAGTATGGCTTTACGGTTCTCAATAGTCTTCCTGAGTGGTTCAGCTATCTGCTAGGCGTCGGTGTAACTGCATCATTTGGAGTCAAAGGCGCAGGTCAATTTATGAAACTTAAAAACAAGCTAGGTAAATAATGCAAAAGTATAAGTATTTTAAGATAGAAGATTTTAACTGTCAGGAAACGGGCGAAAACGAAATGGACATCGAGTTTATAAAAGGACTAGATAATCTTAGAGCCGCTTGCGGATTTCCGTTTGTGATTACCTCTGGATTCAGAAGTAAAGAACATAGTATAGAGGCCGCTAAAGTTGCAGCCGGCAAAAAATTAGGCACTCACGCGCAAGGAATTGCATCTGACATTCGAGTATCTGGAGGAAGCCAACGAGCAAAGATAGTAAAACACGCATCAGCAATGGGTATGTCAGTAGGTGTTGCGAAAACATTTGTACACGTTGATACACGAAAGACAGAGCAGATGTGTTGGTGTTACTAATCTCATAGATCGAGGTGGCTATGTGATTTTAGTGGGCAATCTGCATTATAGTGGGCAATCGTGTTTTTGCTAAATCGCTACAGCCCAGTGAGAATGGTGCACCCGGAGGGATTCGAACCCCCGACCAAGTGGTTCGAAGCCACCCGCTAATAGTGAATTAAACTTATATTAATCAATGACTTACTAAAATAATTGCCCACTATGATGTGTTAGTGAATAGGCTTGAAGCGCACGAACTGCGCGGCCTTGTTTTAAATAGCGGGCAATTATTTAAGGTTAAATGGTATGACTGTTTCGGGTTTTCTACGATAGACCCGGTTGGTTATAGCAGTGCTGTGATGTTGCAATAGTTTGGCAGCGTGTTCGGCACTATCAACATCTGATGCGGTCTTAGCTCTAAGGTCGCGCTCTTGAAATCTCTCTGATAATTCTGTTCCATCCATCGCCTTATCCATACTTCTACGCCACTGGGAATCGAAGTTCGATGTTTCGCCTTTCTCATTGATCATCGGCTGTCCTGTACTCGATGCAAATAGATAGAATGATTGAACCTTTAGCCATTTGGTTCGCCACTTTATAACGTCATTAATTATTTCCTTCAATCCAGTCGATTGACCCTCGTAAACAAACGGCAGGAATGACGCTTTACCTCCTTTCTTCCCGGCAGTTTTCTGTCTCTTTGGAAAATTCAAACCATCTGGTGTGATGTCGTTCATCTTAACTCTAAGCAACATAGATTTATCTTTACCTGTTGCCATCTTTAATGGGGTGTACACTCGTATGAACGCATTGCACGCATCCATGAAATAACCTAACTCGTCATCTGTGACATAGCGATCACGATCATCAATTTGGATTTTGCCCACAATTCTTTTGGATGGGTGGTGAATCTTGCACCCCCATTCAATAGCTTTAGCAAACAGGTGAGATATAACCTCGATGTCTAGGTTGGCTTGCTTTGCGCTTTTGTGGTGATGGATGTAATCTCTATACTGAAATACCTGATGCGATTCAAAGTCTACCACTGGCTGATCTAAATCAAAGACAGCCGTCAACCTACTCATTGATTGCAAATTGCTCTTCTGTGTTTGCCATGCTTTCTTTGGGATAACTTCTAGCTGATACCTGATGAACAAAGCCCCTAGTGTATAAGGCTTGTCTGATGTTGAAATTTTAGATGCCCACACTGTAAAAGCGTTTTTCTCTGCTTCCGCTAGGCTCTTACCCTCACCCAATTTAATCTCTGCTTTATTGCTCCACAGATGCTTGGCCGATGGGGGCGGCTTAAACCAGATCACATATTTGGCGTTAATACCTCTCTTCCTTAATCGCCAACCAGAAGGGTATTTTTTGTTGCCTGTAATGATCCGTTGTCTAGCCAAGGGCTGCAAAATCCATCTTATATTCTTTTGGTTTTGGCTCATGAAATTGCTCAACTGGAACAACAAAAGAGCCGTCTGGTCTAATCCTATAACTATAGCCCATAAAATCCAAGACCTTTAATTGTTTAGATCGGCTCTTTGCCCCTGTCAATTCTTGAACATCGTTAGCTGACAACCAGAACTTAACTAGCATAATGCCACTCTGCAATCGTTACTTTGTCACCATAGCGATTCAGAACTTGTCTGCGCTTAGTCTCAATCGGATGCCCCATTGCTCGCAGCTCACTGACTCTTGCTGGCGCTTCTAATATGCCTAAATCGTCCCACGAGTTTAGTCGAGTTAACGGTCGGCCTGATTTCAAGTGGTCTAGTATTCTTTGTGCTTGTGTCATAATCACCTCTTAATGTGTAAAAAATATCTAAAATAGTCGCCGTTAAAAACAGCGTTATGAAAATTCCCGCAATTAACTGCTCTAAAATTTCTATCATAATTTAGACCTCAGATAAGATGCCCCGTTGTGGACGGTGGGGCTGACCGTAAGGGGTCGTTCAGAAAGGGATATCTGAATCCGCATACTGTTCTTTAGGAATCGGTGCTATCGCTTGCTGCACCTGTTGCATCCCATTGTTGTGCGCCACTTCCTTCTTATTAAAGCTAGTCTTCATATACTTGGTGCCGGATTTAGAAGTGTTAATCCAGGCGCTAAACCAGTATTCAGTTCCGTCAATCATTGCATTCCCTTTGTAATCTGGATGCTGGTCAGACTCCTTTTTATCGTTTTTAAACAGCACACCGCTGTCGTCTTTCTGTTCATATTCGCTCATGCTACTTTCTCCTTTAAGATGTCCGATTCAAATAAATCCCAGTCAAATTTCAAAGGCTTAAAGCCGTTTAGACTTGATAGGCTTTCGATATTGTCCAATTCAGCTTGGTGCGTTTGTTTCATTGCTACCATTGCTCCGCGTTTTTCCGCTATCTGAATTTTAAGCGCAACAATTTCAGCACTAATTTTGTCTTGATAAACCTTCATTTCCTCTATCGTCTTCACTTCTTTCATGGTCTTTCCCCTTGGTTAAATTAAATTGCTTGAGCGACAGCTAATCCTGCCTCTCGAAAGTCACTGGTTTTAATAGTGGCTAGTTCTTGCGTGGTAAACATGCCGCCCTTTGATGGGGCTTTCCATATTGACCGTTGCTCTTCCTCATTAAGCTGACCCCATTCCTCTGCCGCTGTCTCAAGGTCTGCATTGGTAAGAGCATCCTTAATCGCGCTGATGCTGGAGATATGCTCACGGACTGCCGCGTTGTAGTTAATAAGTTCCTCAGAGGCTTTCAGAGCTGTTTGCTGAAGGATCGCATCAGTGACTTCATTGGCTGATGCATACTCAGTCCCACCAAAGCCAACCGCTGACAATGCTCTACCGATTGCTGATGTTTCACAGTTCTCAAGCGCAGAAGTCTTGTTGATGTTGGTACTGCCGCGCAACTCTTCTGCGTAGCCAGTACCTCTAATGCGTCCAGACTCATCTTTAATGGTGGACTTCATAACGACTAGATTGCCGTCTGAGATTAGATCAGTCTCAATCGACCATTCTTTGTGAATAGGTGATGCAAGGAACTCATTGACGCGCAATGCGACAGTCTTGTATTCCTTGTTATGGATTTTTACGATGCCGTTCATAGTGAAGACCTAGCTGTCAGCATTTGCTCTAACGCATGCCGCGCTGCATAACCTCGATCATAATCAGGGTCGCAGCCGCGTTCGTGTCGCTCACCTTTAAGGCAATCAAGTTCGCCCTGCAAGAAAGCGCTAACATTCTTAATGTCGTTGCTTACTAAGTGTTCATCAAACTGCTTTTGAATATTCATGCCATTCCCCTTTAAGAGCGATTCTCGATCTGTGACCGCGCGTATTCAGTGACTTGATCAAAGACGATTTCACCTAGCGCCTGATAATCTTTTCCCGCGATCGCCAATAACAAAGCCTCTTCAACTCTTTCGTGTTGAATGGCGTTCTGCCGTTGCTGATAAAACCCATTACCCCACGGATAGGGGTCAGCAACGCCATCACGCCCAATTGCTTCCCATAAAAAATCCGGGTCACTAAGTTGTTTGCAGATAGTTGAGTGAGTGATCGGCTCTTCAAATACTTCAATATCTTCAGGTGGATCGACTCGATTTGGATCATCGGTGTAAGTCATCATTGTTCCCCTTTAAATTAATAGCATTCAACGTGGTTAGGTATATACATTATGTGAATGCTTGACCCAAGTATACACACAACGTGGTCAAAATAAAGGGTTTATTTTAAATGAGTGTAACGGTTGACCTATGCGAATATAGAATGTTACGGTGTGTTGGTAGTTGATTAATGTTATAAAGTTAGCACAAAATGGAATAACCAGCCCACGAGAAGAGACGGCAAACAGTCAATTTAAAGGCTATTAGGTGATTATTTAGATGAAAATATTTTTAGAGAATGGCGGCATCGAAGGTGCCGAAATAATAAAAGGCTTAACGCCAGATGAGGTGTTAGCGTCGAAAGAAGCTATGATTTGCGTTTTAGCAGTAATTTCAAAACTTCAGTCGCTTGCTGAAGATCAGCGCTATTCAGACGCGCCACTTGTTGCATTAGAGCGAACAGTTCTGCCTGAGATTCACTGAGAGTCTCTGTTACCGCGCTATCTGGCGAATCTACGCCTAATAAATATGCGGGGGTGGTTTCTAATACCCTGGCAAGAATGACCGCTTGCGGCACCTTTAAATCGCGTATTCCTGATTCATAATTAGCAATTCTTGAGGTAGATAGCTCACCGCCCGTTTTCGCGGATAGGGTAGCTAGTGACCATCCGAAGATGCCACGCGCAGCCTTTATTCTCATATTCTTTTTTGCAGTCATTGTGTTGACTCAGTTTCGAGTGAAATCATTATATCCCACGTTAAGTGGGTTTGACTATTAAAAATAAGAATTTACGTTAGTTGATAAAAACTTTTGCATATACTTAGTTAAATAATTTTTTATGCACTAGCGGATGACCACATTATGTGGTTTAATTGCTTGCAATGAAAAACACTAAAAATCGATTTCAAAACTATCTCTCTTATCTTGGCGATCTAAAAGCGTCTGAAAGTTTAGCAATTTCTGAGCGCGCTGCTCAAGCCTATCGCCTGGGGGAAAGACGGCCTCGACCCCGCGACATTGAGAAGATTATGCGCGCAGCAAACGGCTCCCTGAGTTACGCCTGTTTTTTCGAGCCTGTCGTCCATGAATAAAATATTGGTCGCTCCCCTAGAGGCTCTTACTGATACTCGATTGACAGATCAACAGCGTAGGGTGTTGCTTACTCTTTTTAGTTTTCGAGGAAAAGTAAGCGATACAGTGTGGCCTGGAAGAGAGTTAATTGGTCAACGCGCTAATATTAAAGATTTGGGTAGAGTTGGAAAATGTACGACTGCTCTGCGCGAACTGGGCTGGCTTGTAAAATGGAAAACAGGTGGTTCCGGCCATAATACTTATCGTCTGACGTTTCCTGATGCCCTAAACAGTGCTTTAACCGCTGAAGAGGTGCATTTAGAGTCATGTTTAGCATTGGAGGCAGAATCCGCCCCTAACGATGAATCTTCATTCGGGGCAGAATCCGCCCCCCATTCGGGGCAGAATACGCCTCCTGATACGGGGCAGAATTTGCCCACTGCATTAAACAAACCAGTAGAACAAACCAATCAACAAACCATATATAAAAAAATCTATCTTGATTTAAATGATCCTTTGATCGACTTGTACAAGGAATTTATTGATCACCGTATTCAGAAAAAGGATTCGTTAACTCAGTATAAATTTACGTTGTATCTAAAATCTGTGCGGCGATGTGTTGACGAATTAAATGTCACGCCGGAGTTTGTGATTGAGAAAACCATTGAAGCGGGGTGGAAGTCTGTCGAACCGTCTTGGTTGTCCAACAGGAACCCTAAAGTCAACGTCAGTGACAGCTTGCGAAAACAAAGTATTTCAGATGCGTTAACGGATCGGTCTTGGGCTGCTGGGTTGGTGCTAGATGGATGATTCCAGTGAAGCGGTTAATCAGGTGAAGCGTTTAAACGCAAGCGGTTGGACGGCTTACATTTGCCTTGACTCCCTCAACAAGCTGTCTGTTCGCACTAAAAATTCCTCGTTCTTTAATTTACAGATTATTGAAGTCTGCAAAGCGTCAGGTGGGTCGCAATGAAAATACTTGTAAGACGCACAAATCAAAGTCTATTTCCTGTTGGCGATGAAGCCAGAAAAGCGATTAAAGAGCTGCCATCAGGTGCGATCGAGATTGATTTTGGCTCGCCTGGTAAACGAACAGGCAAACAGAACAGCAGCTTGCATGAGTTCTTTGAGCATATCGCAAACGCTTGCAATGATTCGGGGCATGAAATGGAAATCACTTCACCGATGTTGAGCAAAACCATCACAGTGCAATGGACAAAACAGTCAATTAAAGAACACATCTGGCGGCCAGTTCAGGTCGCTATGTATCCCGATACGCACAGCACAGCCGATTTAAAAACTACCGAATTGATGAAGGTGACGGAGCAACTACAGCATTTTTTAGTAACTCGTTTTAGTTTAAATATTGATTTTCCATCTATTGAAAGCAAGAGCAATGTCTAGTGTGGATACTGCCAAAGAACTACCCACTGTCCTCTCATTTTGCTCAGGATATGGTGGCATTGAAAGAGGACTTGACCTTGCCGGGTTTAAACATCGAACAGTCGCTTATGTCGAGATCGAAGCCTACGCGATTGCGAACTTGGCAAACAAGATGGAAAGAGGGGAGCTTTTACCTAGCTGTATATGGTCGAATCTTAAAACCCTGCCAGTACAACCTTTTCGAGACAAAGTTGACCTCATCACTGGCGGCTATCCATGTCAACCATTCAGTGCAGCAGGAAAGCGACTTGGAGAAGAAGACCCAAGACACTTGTGGCCTTACATCAGGCGACACATTGAATCAATTAGACCTGTTCGAGTCTTCTTTGAAAACGTCGAAGGACACATCAGTCTTGGATTGCGAGAAGTCATTAGCGACTTGGAAAGCCTTGGTTATAAAACGACGTGGGGAATATTCTCAGCGCGTGAAGTTGGCGCTCCTCACCAGAGAAAAAGAGTCTACATCTTGGCCAACAGCAACGGTGTTCGATGTAACAGGGGGCAGTTATCCGACAGAGTTAGTAAACGGCCAATGGAGATCGAAGCACAGCAAAGACCCCAACAGCCCGTGGTACGGAGCAAAATTAAGGGATGCGGTAGAAAAACACGAAAATCACACTGGGAAATTGAACCCCGATTGGGTCGAGTGGTTGATGGGTGTGCCGACAGGGTGGACAGAATACGATTACTCGGAAATGCAGTAGTGCCACAGACAGCTGCTAAAGCATGGATAACCTTAAACAAACGCCTGGAGGCACGTGCCGCTAATGGCTAATCCATATTTTATAAATGAAAGCGCGGTAATTGCTTTTAGTGGTGGGCGATCTAGCGCATATATGCTTTATAAAGTTATGGAGGCGCATGATTTCGTTTTGCCTGATTTTGTAACAGTGATCTTTTGCAACACTGGCAAGGAGATGCCACAAACTTTAGATTTTGTGAATGATTGCGCTGTTAATTGGGGTATTGATATTGTGTGGCTTGAGTACGACGGAAAAAAATCTTTTCAAGTAGTTGATTACGAAACGGCAAGCAGAAAAGGAGAGCCGTTCGCTCAATTAATTAAGGATAAACATTACCTACCAAACATGATGGCTAGATTTTGCACGAGCGAATTAAAAGTGCTAACGATAAGCCGCTATTTAAAAACTGAAAACTATCTACGATTAATTGGTATTAGAGCCGATGAGCCTAGAAGAGTAGCCAAAATGAAAAGCAAAGAAGATCATTATTTGCCGATGGCTGTGGCTGGGGTAAGCGAAAAAAATATTAATAATTTTTGGCAATCTCAAGAATTTGATTTAGCAATGCCTGATGCTGGGGTAAATACTCTTAGTAATTGCGATCTATGTTTTTTAAAAGGGTACAAAATAAAAAGATCAATAGTAGAGCATTTTCCTCATACAGCTAATTGGTGGGCAGAACAAGAAAAGCTAATTAATTCAAGATTTAGATTCGATCAGCCTAGCTACGCAGATATGAAAATAATCGCAACGGATCAGGGGCAGCTATTTGATTTTGATGATGAATCAATAGCCTGTTTTTGTGGCGACTGATGGCTAAGAGGAAAACGCCAACTATTGCTCAAGAGGTCGAAAAGGCAGCGGTTGCATTGCAGGAATTGGTGCGTTTAAAAGCGGCTGATGATAATGGCTACTGCACCTGTATTACCTGTGGCGTTGCCAAGAAATGGAATGATGGAATGCAGGGCGCACACTTTTTTCAGCGCGGTCGAAAATCAACAAAGCTATTAGTTGAGAATGTCCATAGTGCCTGTGCTGGGTGCAACAAGTGGCTGCATCACACCACCAGCGGGGTACTGATTTACCGCCGATACATGGTCGGTCTTTATGGTGAGGATGGTCTTGATGAGATGGAGGCGTTATCTCGCACGACTAAGAAGTATACCCGGGCAGAGGTTGAGGACATTAAAGCTGATTTTAAAGAGCAGATTAAGTTCCACAAAAAGAGGATCGGAGCATGAGCGAGCATAAGAAGACGGTTAAAAAAGATAATATGGCGTGTATTACCTCATCCGGAACGCTGACCTTAAACGCTGACTTTACGGTTGCCGATGTCAGGACAATACAACGGTTCCTACATCAAGTATTAGAATCGGTGGCAAGCGATGAGTGAGCTTCTGGCGATGTTAACCCCTGGTTCACCGGAGTTACGGCCTGATATGATCCGTGGGACGTCTAAGAATAGGATCAGTGCGGGTGATGTGGCGGCCTGTTTAGTCCATGTTGATCGTCACACCTATTTGTACGCTTTGGCAAAATTCTGTCTAGACACTAACGCACAAAATGAGCTTAATGATTTAGCCAGGGCAGAGGCTGCGGCAATGGACTATCGGACAGAGGTCCGTGAGCCCGACAACGTCGTTGATCGTCTTGCCCTAGCTGCGCTGGACTATTCCATCTTGGCTGGCCGCTGTATGCAGTGTGGCGGCACTGGAGAGCTTAACATCAGATCAATAATCAGCGTGTGTGATCGCTGTCATGGCAGTGGAAATTCAGAACTCTCGGTTAGAGGGCTTGCCAAGGTGCTAGGGGTGGGACGATGGCGGGCGCAAAAAGTATGGATGCCACGGTTTCAGTCGTTAGTATCCGACTATCAGGTTAGGGATGATGCCCTGCATATTGTTATAAGACGGGGTTTGCAGGGTGAGTAAGGGCAGCGAACAAAGGCCCGGTGACCGTCAAGCCTTCGAGCGCAATTGGGAGAAGATATTTGGGGGCAAAGGCGATAAAAAAAAGAAGAAAAAAACAATCAAATAAAAGTAACCACATTATGTTGCGTAACCAGCCAAAGTGTGGTTATATATCCCCATGATAGGGTTTTTGACTCTCAACGCTTAACTCACAAAACAATATCCTCCCTTTTTTGGTCGCATTTGCGGCTTTTTTTATTTCTGTTTCTGGGCCTGTTTAAGTATCCCAGAGCGAGGTGACCCTATGGCTAGACCTACCGTAATGACAGATGATGTGCTGTCGAAATTACAACACGCCTTTACGATGGGCTGCACAGACATTGAAGCCTGTATGTACGCGGGCTGTAGCCAACCGGCACTCTATCGGTATCAGGAAAAAAACGAAGAGTATCGAGAGCAAAAAGCGGTATGGAAGTCTAACCCTTTTATGTTGGCCCGTATGGTGTTGGTTGATGCGTTAGTGGCAAAGGACGTTAACACCGCGCACAAGATGATTGATCGTAAAGAGGGCGGCAAGTTATCCCTTGATCACACCTCTAGCGATGGCTCAATGAAGCCAACTATTATTCAGTTAGTGCCTGTCACGCCTGAACTTGAAGACGATGCAGACAGCAGACATTAATCTGCCTGAGAAGCTGGTCCCTGTATTCTCTGGTGATGCCAGGTATAGAGGCGCCTTTGGAGGGCGAGGTTCAGGTAAGACAAGAACATTTGCCCTGATGACAGCTGTTAAAGGCTACCAGTGGGGTATGTCAGGCCAGTCAGGTCAGATACTTTGCGCTAGAGAGCATTTAAACTCTCTGGATGAGTCCTCGCTTGAGGAGATCAAGAGCGCCATACGAGGCGTTGATTGGTTAGCTGATTACTATGAGGTGGGTGAGAAGTTCATCCGCTCTAAGGACGGGCATATTAGTTATGTGTTTGCCGGGTTAAGGCGTAACCTCGATTCGATCAAGTCTAAGGCCAGAATCATTATAGCCTGGGTAGATGAGGCAGAGCCGGTATCAGAAGAGGCCTGGCGTAAGTTAATTCCTACGGTACGAGAGGACAACTCTGAGATATGGGTGACCTGGAACCCGGAGGCTGCACGATCCAGTACGAACAAACGATTTAGGGATACCCCGCCTGAAGGCTCTAAGATTGTAGAGCTTAACTGGCGTGATAACCCGTGGTTCCCAGCAGTTTTAGAGAATGAGCGGGTGGCAGACAAGAAGCTACGCCCTGACATCTATGACCATGTTTGGGAGGGAAACTTCCTACAGGCCCATGAGGGTGCGTACTACTCACACTTAGTTGAAGATGGCAGACGAGAGGGTCGAGTGGGTAATGTCCACCACGATCCCTTAATGGAGACTAGAGCGTACTTTGACATTGGTGGGACAGGTGCTAAGTCTGATGCAACGAGCATATGGACGGTTCAGTTCTACAAGTCAGAGATCAGGGTATTAGGATATTACGAAGCGCAAGGGCAGCCATTGGCCACTCACGTTGCCTGGTTAAGAGAGCAGGTACAGGATATTAAGACGGTGGTGCTTCCCCATGATGGTGGAACGCACGACAAGGTCTACTCGGTCAGCTACGAGTCAGCGTTAAGAGATGCTGGTTTTAATGTGATTATCGTCCCCAATCAAGGGAAGGGTGCTGCTGGCCACCGAGTAGAAGCCGCTAGAAGAATTTTACCTTCAGTGTACTTTAACGAACCGGCCTGTGAGTCGGGTATTGAGGCACTCTGCTGGTATCACGAGAAGCGTGATGAGAACCGGGGTGTAGGCTTGGGACCGAACCATGATTGGTCATCACACGCAGCGGACGCCTTTGGCATGATGGCGGTGGTCTATGAGCCGCCTAATTCATCCTGGGGTAAGCCGCTGAGAGTTAATTTAAAGGGTATTGTATGAGCAGAATTAAAGGGATTATTGATGCTGTGTCTGATCTTGCTATGGATTACTCTTCTCGGATGGCTAGGGCTAAAGAGCAAGGTTTTGATACTGATACGCCTTATTATCATGGGACACCGGCTGAAGATATAGAGGCCTTTGATATCTCGCCAGAGCAAAGAAGGTTTCCCAAGTCTTTTGGCGTACACATGGCGAATACAAGGAATGAGGCCACGCATTATAAGCCGCCGACCTCTGGATCAGTGCAGGAGCTTTATGCGGCCCCACAGAATACGCTGGAAATAGATATACCCAGGGGTGGACATTTTGTGTCGGCATCTATGAAAGCTGACCTCGATAGAGGCGATATTGTTAGGCAACTGGTTGATGCCAAGAGGGATGGAAACCCCTATGACTCGGTCAGGGTACGAAAGGATATGCCACCGGATTGGACGGATTGGTCAGGTAAAGAAGGCTATAACGAAAACTTGATCATGCTAGACCCGACTAGAGTTAGATCGGTTGACGCAGCATTTGACCCCGCAAAGAAAGGCTCATCTAATCTATTAGCCAGTGCTGCTGGTGTTGGTCTATTGGGTGCCTTGGGTTCAGAGGATGCTGATGCCTCACCCAGTAAAGGCTTATTCGATTCAATGGGTGATACAGCACTAGAGTCTATGTCAGGCGTTAACCGGGCAGTCGCTGATGGGGTGAACTTCTTAACCTCTGATCAAATCAACGCAATATTAAACCTATCGGGGAGCGATAAGCGCATCCCTGATCTTTACGATATACCAGGTATTGAGGGCGGTACACAGGGTAACTACATGGAACCAGGTCTACTCCGTCAAATTGTCCGACAGGGCAGTGAATTTCTAAGCCCAATCTAAGGTAAACACATGGCTATAACGACTTACAGCGAGCTTAAAACAAGCATTGCTGACTACCTCAATCGCTCGGATTTAACGGCGATCATTCCGACGTTTATTGCGTTGGCAGAGGCTCAGATCAATCGTGATGTCAGGCACTGGCAGATGGAGAACAGGGCTACAACTAGCTTTGATGGTCAATACGGTACTCGACCCTCTGATTGGATAGAGACCATTAGGCTGCAACTAACTGGCACTGGTACGACCTCGATGTCATTAATCAGCCAACAGGCGATGGCCGATAAGCGCATGAGTGCTGACAATGTTGCTGGAAGGCCCTTGTTTTACACGCATTCAGAGTCGCAGTTTGAGTTATACCCGAGCCCGGATGGTGCTTATGCCGCCGAGGTATTGTATTACCAGCAGGTTCCGGCTTTAAGTGACAGCGCAACATATAACTGGCTGTTAAGGTCTGCACCTGATCTTTATCTTTACGGGGCGCTTATACACTCTGCGCCTTATCTTGTGGAAGACGGAAGGGCAGCGGTATTCGCACAGATGTATGGTGCAGCGGTTAATCAACTAAACCTTCAGTCCGAGGCATCAAAGACCTCTGGGGCTGGACTTAAATTAAAGGTAAGAGGACTAGGATGAGCTTTACAAACTTTTTAGAGACAGAGATTTTAGATCATGTATTTGGCGGCAATGCTTATACAGCGCCAAGTAACTTATACCTTGGACTGTACACTGGGGCGCCTAGTGATACTGGCGGTGGTACTGAGCTATCAGGTAGCGGTTATGCGCGTTTGGCAATGGCAATGAGTGTGTCAGGCAACTTAGCGACTAACAGCGCGGCTGAAGAGTTTGCAACGGCTACTGGTAGCTGGGGAACAGTGAGTCACGTTGGCGTATTTGATGCGGCGACTAGCGGCAACCTAATGGCGTATGGCACGTTGTCTGCAAGCAAGGCTGTGGCAACTGGCGATGTGTTTAGAATTCCCGCAGGCGATCTTGATATTACGCTGACATAGAATGTTATACGGTCGGTTTAAATATGGTCAGGCTGCGTATTCGACGGCTGATCTGGAAGAGGGCGCCTCTACAATAGCATCAGCCTCGGCGGTGACGGCCAGTGGTCTAGTCATTAAAGAGGGTGTCAGTGCCATTGCATCGGCCTCAACAGTCAGTTCATCTGGCACCTTAATTCGGTTAGGGGCTTCAACAATTGCAGGCGCATCAAGCGTCTCAGTATCTGGTCTTTCAGTCTTAACTGGAGCCTCTGCCATTGCGTCAGAGTCAGGCATGTCTGTTACCGGGTTACGGGTTAAAGATGGCAGCACAGCGATAGCTGCTGTGTCATCGACAACGGCAAGCAGCGTTATGGTGGTTAGTGGTCAGGCCGCTATATCCGCTGAAAGTCAGGTCACGCCTAACGGCTTCATAACAGCGTCTGGTTTAACCTCGATTAGCGCCCTATCAACAACAAGCGCGAGCGGCGTGATCCTCTGGATCGATAACGCAGCAGATGACAACACCTGGGCAGACACTAGCCCCACAACAAACACCTGGGCTAATACGTCCGACAACGATAATTTATGGGAGGCCGCTTAAATGGCTGATACAACGACGACTACATATTCACTGGTAAAGCCTGAAGTTGGCGCGTCCGAGGACACTTGGGGCACCAAGATCAACACTAACCTGGACAACATTGACAACCTGTTGGACGGGACCACGGCTGTTGCTAACATGGACCTGAACACCCCTGATATTGATGGCGGTACTATTGATGGCGCAGTTATCGGTGGGGCTACTGCTGCGGCAGGGACTTTTACTGATGTAGTGGCCGCATCACTAGACATTAGCGGCAACATAGACGTTGACGGCACTACTAACCTAGATGTCGTGGACATTGATGGTGCTGTGGATATGGCAAGTACTCTAGCGGTTGGTGGCGTAGTAACAGCTAACGCAGGTGTAGTAGTAGATAACTTTACGCTTGATGGAACTACATTAGCTTTAAGCTCTGGCGACCTGACACTAGATTCAGCAGGAGACATTATCCTTGATGCTGATGGTGCAGATGTTCGTTTCAAAGATGCTGGTACTGAATTTTATAAAATTCGAAATGAGTCAGGAGTAGTACAGCTTGTCTCTACTGTTTCAGATAGTGATATACATATAGTAGGCAACGATGGTGGTTCAGCCATTACAGCCCTCGCTTTTGATATGTCAGCGGCAGGTGCGGCTACGTTTAATTCTACGATTTCTGGCACAATAGCTACGTTTAGCGGCGATGTAAATGCTCGTAATTTTACGGGTGTAGATGACGGCAACACATTCATAAATTTTCCGGGAAGCGATATAATAAAGCTCAACACGGCGGGTATTTCCAGATTTCAAATAGCCGCAGACGGCTCACTCAGCACCCCAACGCTAGGAACACAAAACTTACGCTTAGGTGCAAATGCAGGTAACAGCATTGCAAGTGGGGGTAATTATAATACTTTAATAGGAGATGGTGCGGGGACAGATTTCACTACAGGGTGCGTACAAAATGTCGCCTTGGGAGTTGATGCATTAGCTAATGATGTGAAAGGCTGTAACAGTGTTGCGATTGGTGCATATGCTTTAAATGCTCAATCATTTAGCAGTACAACTAATGCTTTCAATACAGCAGTTGGAAATGAGGCAGGATTGAGAGTCACAACAGGAATTCGCAACACCCTTCTTGGGGCCTCCGCAGGAGACGCTATAACTGACGCTGATGAAAACGAAGCTATTGGCTATTCCGCTCTGTCTGCTAACGTACTTGGTAGCGGTTCTGTTGCTGTTGGTTCATTTGCTCTTAGTTCACAAAACCCTGCATCAGCCGTGACAATGTACAACGTTGCCGTTGGAAACGGAGCCGGAGCCGGCCTAACAACCGGCACGACCAATAGTTTTTTGGGCGGTCTTTGTGGAGACGGTACTAATGATGGTACGGCTAACACCGCAATGGGTTATTCAGCTTTATCTGCTAATTGTGGCGACGGTAACACAGCAATCGGTGCTAGTGCGGGTGCAATAGTCACTGGTGATTTCAATACGCTAGTGGGAGAAGCGGCAGGTAATGCCGTAAGTTCGGGTGGAAACAACTTACTGCTAGGAACAAGCGCAGGACGTACAGGTAGTCCTGGGGGCAATATCACAAGCCACAGTAATAGAATATGTTTAGGTGATAGTAGTATTAGTGAAGCAAATATTAAAGTGGATTGGACTGTATCTTCTGATGCGCGAGACAAAACAGACTTCACAGCCTTAGACCTAGGCTTAGACTTTGTTAAAGCACTAGCCCCTGTTACTTATAAGTGGGATGAGCGTTCTAAGTACATTGATAAGACTGACGTAACAACCTATGACGATAATGGCAATGTTGACCATGAAGGTTGGGAAATAACAACAGACCTTAACGCTATTACCCATGATGGAACTCACAAAGAAGATTGGTTGGATATAGGCTTTAAAGCTCAAGAAGTAGAAGCCCTTGAGATTGCCGCAGGATACAACAAGAGCAATAAGACTAACCTAGTTTCTAGTCACACAGGTGACGGCAAGCAAATGGGTCTCAAGTACAGTAAGTTTGTACCGATCCTAGTCAAAGCTATCCAAGAGCAAAACGCCTTAATTGAAGCACTCACCGCACGAATCGTAACTTTAGAAGGGTAAATAATCATGGCAGTAACTTGGAACATCACAAACGTACAATACAACACAGACTCAGACAAGGGCGTAGTACATGTCGCTTGGAGTGCTTCAGAAACTGAAACAGTTAGTGGCGTTGACCACATAGGCACTGTATCGGGCATGGAGTCTTATACACCAGACGCAAGTGCCGCAGGGTATAAAGCCTATGCTAGTCTTACGGAAGCTAACATTCGCGCGTGGATCAAAGCAACACTAGGTAGCTCAGAAGTAACTGCCGTTGAAGGCAAAGTAGCCGCGCAGATTATTAAGAACAAAACACCACCAACCGCATGGGGAGTACCTTGGTAATGGCATATTTAATAGACCTATATGTACTTGCAACAAGCCTAGTGACTATCGCTAGTGTTTTATGCAACTACACAGACACGCCCAAGGACGATGCGTTTGTAGCTAAAGCGTATAAGTTACTTGAGCAGTTTGCATTCTTAGGGTCAAAAGCCAAGCAATAACTCCCGCGTTAAAAGGACAATAACTATGGCGCTTGTAGCCCTTGAACTCCCGGCGGGTATTTACAACCACGGGACGGATTTAGACTCGTCTGGCCGTTGGATTGATGGCAACTTTATCAGATGGCAGAACGGTTCTGTTCGGCCTATTGGTGGATGGACCACCCGCAAGGCCAGCGCAACTGCATCAGTCCCTAGGGGAGCAGTCGCTTGGACAGATCACTCTGATGATGCCCACATTGCAGTAGGTACGCACAATAAATTGTATGCCTTAAATCAAGGTTCAACAGTCAGTGACATCACGCCGACCAGTTTTACAGCAGGCGCTGTTAACGCCAATGTTAACTATGGCTTTGGTGGACAGACTTACGGCAATACAGGATATGGGACATCACGCGATGCCGAGTTACCTGCGGCTGTAACAACCTGGTCGCTTGATAACTTTGGTCAGTATTTGGTCGCTTGCTCGTCAGCGGATGGGAAGATATATCAATGGCAGTTAAACGGGTCAACAGTCGCTGCTGTTTTAAGTAATGCGCCTACGGGCAATAAAGCAATGATGGTGACTGACGAGCGTTTTGTGTTTGCTTTAGCGTCTGGCGGTAACCCACAAAAGGTTGCCTGGTCGGATCGAGAGAACAACAACCTATGGGCGGCAGCGACAACTAATCAAGCGGGTGACATTGAACTGCAAACCACGGGCGAGATTATGTGCGGCATCCGGGTAAAGGGTTCGGCGCTAATACTAACCAATTTAGATGCTCACTCGGCAACGTATGCAGGCCCCCCGTTTGTTTACTCGTTTAGTCGGGTTGGCACATCGTGCGGGATCATCTCTCGCCAAGCAGCTATCGCTGTTGATGAGGGTGCGTTTTGGATGGGTACAGGAGGCTTCTTTCAATACAACGGAAGCTCCGTACAAGAAATGCCATGCGAAGTTTCAGACTATGTCTTTACGTCACTAAACGCAGCGCAACGCTCAAAGGTCTGCGCGATGCACAATTCGCAATTTGGTGAAGTCTGGTGGTTTTATCCATCTGGCGACTCGATGGAGAATGATCGCTATGTAGTCTATGACTATAAAGAAGGTCACTGGAATATCGGTACGCTATCACGTACATCAGGCGTTGACTTAGGTGCTTTTAGGTCACCGCTCTGGTTTGATGCGTCTGGGAACTTGTACAACCATGAGTTTGGACTAGCGCATGACTCTGCGCCATTTGTAGAGTCTGGGCCTATTGCGATGGGTAGCGGTCAGAGCATTATTAAAGTCAACGAAATCATCCCCGACGAGGGTTCGCAAGGTGAGGTAAGCCTGACGTTTAAGACGCGCTTTTATCCTAACGGTGAAGAGTCTAGTCATGGTCCCTTCACGCTAGGCAATCCAACCGGGGCAAGGTTTCAAGGTCGCCAGGTAAGGATGCGGATAAACGGCACTGACCTTAAAGACTGGCGCGCAGGCAAGATGCGGTTAAACGTAATTGAGGGAGGCAGACGTTGAGCTTTCAGTTACCACAACCGATTGGCCCTGATTGGAAGTTATGGGGCAAGCGGCTAATTGATAACCTATCGTCTACCCGATCACAGTTAGTTTATCGTTTAACAGGCGACTCTGCGGCATCTCAAGGCGTCATGCTTTGGGATAGCACTGGATACCCGGTGATCGCTAAAGGTAACGCCTACAAGCAAATGCTATTGGAAGGAGGCTGCGGCCAATTCTATGCAACGGCTACTCAGACGGCCTCAAATGCAAACACCGCCACACCAATTACGTTTAACAGTGCAACGCAGGTTAATGGCTTGGCGATTAATGGATCAGACGCCACCAAAATTGACTGCACCGAAGCCGGACTGTTGCACGTTACGGTAACCGCTCAAGCGACAGCAAGCTCTAGTTATATTGGGTATCTGTGGATTAACGTCAACGGAACCGATGGATTTGCTGTTAGAAAGGCCGTTGCTGGAGCCGATATAATCAGCCATACGGCGCTTGTAACAGTAGCTGCTGGCAATTATCTAAAGGTTATCTACTCAGTGTCTAATACGGGCTTAACGCTGCCTAATGCAGCCGCATCTTCACCCATACCCGCAATTCCTGCGGTGCAGGTTTCGATTACCCGAATAGAGCAATAAATGTCGCTAAGTGATGAGCTTAATCGGTGTAGACCGTGGATAGAGGCTGCACTGGAATATTCAGGTGGAACTCATTTATACCAGGATATTGTTGAGGGGATTGCAAGTGGGCACATGCAGTTTTGGCCAGCCGCTAAAGGTTGTGCGGTAACTGAAATTATAATCTTTCCCCGCAAGAAGGTATTTCATATCTTTCTAGCCGGTGGAGAAAAGCATCAAATCGTGGACATGGACGATTCAGCATTGGCGTTTGCCAAGGCGCAGGGCTGTTCAGGTATGACAATTGCCGGTCGAAAGGGCTGGTCTCGGGTATTAAAAACAAAAGGGTGGACCGAAGCGTTCACCACACTCTCTAAGGATATTTAATATGTCAGGTGGAAAAGGCGGTAGCCAAACATCACAGGTTGAGATTCCAAGTTGGATTCAGCAACCCTCAATGCGAAACATGGCGAGGGCCGAGGACGTACAGCAAATCGGTTATCAGCCGTACATGGGGCCTGATGTCGCTGGATTTACAGAGCCACAGCAGCAAGCCATGCAGTCTAATATTGATGCAGCCTCTGCCTTTGGGTTGGTTGATCCAGGCATGAACGCGATGGACGGTATGCCACAGGCAACGGATTATAATGGCATGTCCGGTTACTCCTCGTTTCCGCTGTACGAACAGGCAGTGAATGACATGAACGCCGCTAACCCAGAACAGGCTGCTGCTTATGGCAGCCTATTTGGTAATGAGACAGGCTTTCAAGGGTTTCCAGGTGTCAACCCAGGAATAGGCCCAGGCGCTCCCGGTGGACCAAGTGGTTATCCTGGTGGTAATCCCGGCAGTAATTTGGGTGGCGGTAGCACTTATACCCCTCCCGGTCATACGTATGGACCTGATTACCCTGGTGGTATGCCTGGTGATCATCAGTTAGCGTCAGGCCCTGATATGTCGAACTATTTTACAATGGACCAGGTAAACGACTTGTTTGCTAACCAACAGGGACCAGACCTATCGGGTTATGCCACTAATGAGTCGGTGAGCAATCAGTTCGATAATTTCAATCCTACTGGCCCAGCGCCCTATGATGATTCAGGAATAATGGATTTAATTAGAGGCAATCAATCGGCAATACAGAATGCACCTAGCTATGACGATTCACAGTTAAGAAGCGATATTGACAGCAGATTTAATAGTTTTGAGGCCAACGCAGGGGTAAAGCCAGCACCACGGGATTTATACGACGATTCGGGTCCAGTGATTAATCAAGGTCTTGATATGTTCTCTCCGAAAATGCTACAAAATTCTAATAGAAGGAAGTTTTAACATGGCAAATGGCGGCGCAAAAGGCACATTACAAGCAGGAGTAATGAACGGTGGCCGACCGAAGCCACAGGTAGACCCTGCATCTTTATACTCTGACCCAGCTCTTAACCCGAATTTTGCCCCCCAGCAAATTATGGGGAGTGCGGGTTCGACAGAACCACGATCTTTTGGTGGTGCGGAGATCATAAGCGATGGTCCAGGCTGGAGGGGTCCACAACCCGGACAACCTCAACCACCTTTGACTAATAATCCACCACAGCCACAGCCACAGCCACAGCCACAGCCACCAGGACAACGTGCCCCAAACATTAACCAAACAGCAGCATCGGGCATTAATGACTCGATCAGTGGTGCGCGTAGAGAAATGGGATTTCAGCCGGGTACGGTCGGCGCTAATGGTTATCGTGCAGGGTTCTCTCGAGGTCAAGGCTACAATGCCGCTGGCGCAGCAGGTAGAGGATACCAAGCAGCGGGAACCAATGGGCAAGGCTTTGATGCAGCCGGTGTTAACTCTCAAGGTTATGGCGCAGAACGTGTTGCGGATCGCCCTGGGATTAGTGCTGACAGCGTGACAGCGGGTCAAGTCGGCAATACCGACCTTTCTCGTTATATGAACCAATACGATACGCAAGTCATTGATAACACGCTCTCTGATCTAGATCGCTCTCGACAGCTACAGCAGCAAAACATTGGTGCTAACGCATCAGCCGCCGGTGCCTATGGTGGCTCTCGTCATGCTTTAAGAGAGTCTGAAAACAATCGTAACTACTTTGACCAGGCCGCAAAAACGTCATCAGCACTGCGTCAATCTGGGTTTAATAACGCCCAGCAGATGGGTCTGACTGACATCCAAAACACGATGCAAGGAGACCTTGCAAACCAAGGGGCGAACTTACAAGCGGGGACGTTAAACGCTAATCTTGGACAGCAGCGGGCAATGGCTAACCAGATGGCGGGCAATCAAGCCTCTCAGTTCGGCGCAACGGCGGGTAATCAGGCGTCACAACAAGCCTCTGCACAACAACAAGCTGCAAATCAGTTTGGTGCCCAAGCGGGTAACACATCAGGGTTGGCTAACCAGGCGTCTTTAAATCAAGCGCGTCAGTTTGGGTCTCAGGCAGGTAATACAGCCAATCTAGCCAATCAGGCAGCGTTTAACAATGCGGGTCAGTTTGGGGCACAGGCAAGGAACACATCAGGGTTAGCGAATCAGTCGGCCTACAACAACTCAGGTCAGTTTAATGCCGGTGCGCGTCAGGCAGCGCAACTGGCTAATCAAAACGCTGGGCTGGCTGGATCACAGCAGCGCCTATCAGCGGCCAATCAGTTAGGTAATTTATCTAATCTAGGTTTCGGTATGGGCCAAACAGTAAGCGGTAACCTTGCCCAAGACGGTGCCATGAAGCAGGGTATGAACCAGCTATTAATTGATGCCGCTAAGAACCAGTTTAGTCAGTACACCAACTCACCTTATCAGTCTATTGGGCTGCTATCTCAGGCATTGGGTGCCTCACCGGTCCCTCAAACTACCACCACCAGCAAGCAGCCAGGGTTGTTTGATTACCTAACACTCGGCGCAGGAATGTAACTATGTACAGCATAGAAAATGATGATGAAGAGAAAATGCGGAAAATAGCCCAGCAACTGTTTATTAAGCAAAACGCTGAGAAAGACCTAAACAGCACAATGACGCCACCAGCGATTAATATTCCTCCACCAGCGGTTGCAGCACCTGAAGTTCCTCAAACGATGATGGACCAGATGCAGCCCTATCTTCAACAGTTAGGTCAGAGTGCCCAAGGATATACCCAAGGATTTACTGCTCCAGGCATTGATCCTGTTCAGCGCGGCGGTGGGCCTATGCAGCCAAGTTCTATTCCGATGGCAGCGTATGGTCAGGGGCTGGTTAGTCAGATGGGAGAGCCTCAGTCCGACGATGAAGATAAAAAAGCAAAAATGGCAGAAATGATAATGAAAATGATGGGAGGTGGATGATGACACCAGAACAAATGAAGCAGATACAGTTGATGAATAGCCCAGGCTTTAGGGCCGCTGTACAAGCAAGACCCGCTTCCAACACGCCCTCAATGGCACCACCAGCCGCCGCACCACAGGCCCCTCAAGGCTTATTGGCAAGGATGGGCGCCGGTATACAGAACTTTAGGTCTGACCCAGAGAAGATGGCTCGATTACAGATGGGCTTGAACTCTATGCGTCTGAACCCGGATGCGGGGATAGCGGCATCAGCAGGGAACACCATTAAACAGGCGCAAGAGCGTCGTATGTTAGGTGCTAATGCTAATTCAACGATTGCCTATTTAAAGGCACAACCGAATAATCCAATGGCTAAACAAGCCCTTGCGATGATTGAGGCAGACCCTAGTTCTATTAAAGAGGTGTTGGTTGCGTTTCGGAATAACCAATTTAAGCCAGAAGCAATGCCCAAAACTATTGGCACTGTACAGGTTGCCCAAGAAGACATGGTGGTTGGTGAGGTCACGATTAAAAAGGGTAATCAATATGTGATTAACCATAAACCCGGTATTGGATACTCTGCGGTTGATCTTGGCACGACGGGGCAAACAGCAGCAGACAAGAATAATATGGCTTTGGACCTACAAAAATCCGAGTGGGATTTATCGGCAGGCCAAAAAAAGGGCGAGGAAGTATTTAGGCAGTTTAATCTTATTGATGATCAAATACAGAGCTTTGCGCGAGCAGGAGAGTTGGTTGACGAGGGCGCAAAAACTGGCTTTGTTCAAAAGTTCTTGCCCTCAACCTCTGCGGCAACGACCGAGCTTCGTCAGATCGCAAATAAGATGGGTATTGATATTATTAATTCCGCTACATTTGGTGCCCTAAGTGCTACCGAGCTACGGCTTGCGTTAGAAACAGGCTTTGACCAAAATCTATCAGGTGATGCACTGGTTGAGTATATCCAAAATAAGATTGCCGCCCAAACTAAACTTAGAAATGCGTTAATGCCTGAAGTGCAAATGCTTCTTGGAGGCTCTGGGCTTAAAGCCTACGCTGACTACAAGATAGACAACAGAAAGCGTCACGACGCAGCACAAGATGCTTTCAGTCAAATACAGAAAAACATTCCTAGCCTCACTGCTGAAGAGTGGAGAGACTATAATCTGGAAGAGCGCGAAGCGGTGATGAGAGACGGGGGTTTACTATGAGCAATGCCTTAGAGGAGCTTCGCAAAAAGAAGGCTAACGCTAATCTACCGCGAATAGAGCCTACTACAGAAGCGGCTCCACAGGGCAGCTACGCCGGTAATTTGTTGCGAACCGCAGTAGGTCAGGGTTTTGGCTTGGGGTTCGGTGATGAGATTGAGGGGGCGATCAACAGCGGTCTTTCTCAGCTTAGTGATGACCCAAAGACCTATCAACAAGCGCGCGGTATCGCTCGAGCAAAGATAAAGCAGTTCCAAAGTGAGAACCCCGGCGTTGGCATCACTAGCGAGATCGTGGGGGGGTTAATTCCTACAGTGATCGCCATGATGACGGGTGTCGGTGCCCCCGCTGGTGTGGCCAATGCAGTGCGACTCGGCAATTTAGGAGGTCGTCTTTTAACTGCAGGAAAGGTAGGTACTGCCGCTGGCACAGGATACTCTGAACAAGGGCTTACTGATAACCCACTTGGCTTGGCCTACGATGCAGGAAAGGGTGCGGTAGCGGCGATGGCTGGTGGTGAGATTCTTAGAGGAGCGGCTAGAGGCGCAGGGTCGCTTTACGATAAGGGTGTCAACGCGATTAGAAATAAATATGGGGATGGTTACGCCGGGAAGGTACAAGAGTACCTCAATGACTTAATGAAGCGCACTGGAAAAAGTCTCGATGAGACACTTGAGGACATCAGAAATGGTGCTGTAATGTCAGAAGATGAGCAATTATTGGCAAGTTTAAGGCTTATCGCAAGTAAGGGGGGCGATGCGTCTGGCGACATAAAGAACGCTGCCAAGATTCGTGCAGAGCAAACGCGAGGCAGCGCTAAAGAGGCGCTAGATGAGGCATTAGTGCCGGGCCAATCAGGGCAAAATGTTCGCAGGGTTTTAAAAAGCACCGATGAAGAGTTAAAGGCTGATCAAGCGGCTCAATACGAGAGCATCTATGCACAATCTAAAGCCATACCCAAAAGACTTAGCGACCGTATAGTGGGCATGATGCGAGTTAACCCCCAGGTCCGAAAAATGTTTGTTGAGGACTTTGAGTCAGCCCGATTAGCCAACCCAAGGTATCAGCAATTGTTTAAAATGGTTAAGAATGAGGATGGTACTGAGACCCTTGAACTACTACGACCTATTACTTTAGCCGATGCCGAGGGCTTTAGGCGTAACCTTAAAGAAACTGCGAGCATGATCTTTGAATCCCCCAACAAGCGCAACACGCCAGGCTTTAATTATAACAAAGCAGAAATTGCTGTTAGGAGCGATATTGATAAATTCAGCCCTGATCTTGCAGCGGTTCGAGGTTCCTTTGCTGACCGTGAGGCCGTGGAAGCTGCAATTAGGCTGGGTAGGCAAATGTCTAGCAAGAGTTCAGATGAAGTGGGGGTTGCAATGGACACCTTAACAAGCCCAGAGCAATTAGCCGGGTTTAGGGCGGGCATGCACAATGCGGTTAATAAGAAGTTTTCAGATAGCGGTGGTCTTTGGAGCGCAAGGGCGGGTGGCCTTGATGTTTCAAATCGTACCCCTAACGCGCTCATGAAAGAAATCTTGCCAGAGGATCAGGCAGATGATGTGATTGAACGCTTGGGCCGTTATGGTATGGCCAATCAGGTTAATCAAAAGGTCAAACCAGCCGGTGGTGCCATCACTCAATTTGCAGAGGCCGCTGGCAATGAACTTGACGCCGTAGGAACCGCTGGTGTGGGGGTTCAATTAGCGCGTGGTGATTTACCTGGTGCAGCGCTTTCCTTAATGAACAAATTAAGGCCAAAAGACTTAGGGTTAAATGACAAGCAGCTACAGTCAGTGGTAAAGGTATTGTTTTCAGAAGACCCTGAGTTTGTGCGTCGGGCATTGGCTGACAACACGACAGTGGGTGAATTAAACAAAAGAATAATCCGAATTGCGCAAAATATGGAAATTGGTGGGCAAAATATCGTTCGTCGGCAATCTCCAGGCATATTAGAAGACTTTTAGACTAAAGATGTAACCCAAACTTATCCCTTAACCGCCTTTGTTGGCGGTCTTTCTCGTGGAAAAACATATGGAACTTAAAAAACTGACCGACGATGACATCAAGCAAATTGCTTCAGACGCGGTAGACAATGCGGAAGACTTTGTTAATTCAGAGATCGTCGATAATCGACTCAAGGCGCAACGCTACTATGATGGTCATGTAGACATCGGTGAAGAGGATGGTCGATCAAAGGTTGTGGCCACCAAGATTAGGGACAAGATACGCGCTATTAAGCCAAGTCTTATGCGGGTGTTTTTATCCACAGACAAGCCTGTTGAGTTTGCTCCAATGGGGCCAGAGGACGCTCAGTTCAGTGAGCAAGCGACAAAATACGTTAACTATAAGTTCAATCAACTCGGTGGTTACCGAATTCTACAGGAAGCGTTTAGCGACTCGCTGCTTAAAAAATGCGGTGTTGTGAAGTGCTATTGGGATGTAGAAAAGAAGAGCGAGACCTATGACCACCAAGACCTACCTGATGAGCAGTTTAGTCTCATTGTCAATGATCCGCGAGTAGAGGTTATTGAACACTCAGAGAACATCGAGATCGATATTGACGAGATGGGTATGGAGCAACAGCGCTCTAGCCATGATGTAAAGATATCGGTCACCGAAGAGTACGGCGATCTTGTTATCGACACCCTGCCGCCAGAAGAGTTCTTTGTCTCCTCTGATGCCACCTCTATTGAGGATGCCTATTGTGTGGCCCATAAGCGTGATATGCGGGTAGGTGACCTGGTGGCGATGGGATATGACTTTGACGTTGTCTCTGAACTGTCTAGCGTGGAGACCGATAACTTTGCTGATGAAGAGCGTTTTGAAAGACAGAACTTTAGCTTTGGCAACGAAGAGCAGCCCCTTGATCCGTCGATGAAAAAGGTCGCGGTTTCTGAGGTCTACATGAAGATTGATGTGGACGGCACTGGTGTCCCGGTCATGCACAAGATTCTGCTCGGTGGTGGCTCTGATGAACTGCTTGATTATGAGCCTTGGGGTGACCTTCCCTTTGCCATGTTTCAGCATGATCCAGAGGCGCACACCTGGGTAGGAAATTCATTAGCTGACATCCTATTCTCAGAGCAAGACGCTTCAACTGCAATGCTTAGAGGCGTGTTAGATAACGTCGCACTGACCAACAACCCTCGGACTGAAATCGTCGAGGGTCAGGTCAATGTTGATGACTTCTTAAATAACGAGATTGGCGGTGTAGTTAGGACCAAGCAGAGTGGTGCCATTAATCCTTTGACGGTTCCCTTTGTTGCGGGTCAGACGCTAATAGCGGTTGAGTATTTAGATACGCAGATCGATCATAAGACTGGCGTATCCGCAGCCTCTTCAGGTTTAGACGCTAACGCCTTGACTGGGACAACGGCCACGGCTGTTAACGCCACTATCCAAGGCGCAGCCACACAGATTGAGGTGATGGCAAGAAACTTAGCCGAGGGTGGTGTGACTCAACTGTTCAAGTTGATGCTCAAGCTGACCATTGAGAACTGCGATAAGGTCGAGATGATGGCCATTTCAGGCGGCGATTATATGCCGGTTGATCCACGCTCTTGGAATAAAGAGATGGACGTTACGGTCAATGTGGGTCTGGGTACGGGCAAAGAGGGTGAGCGCTTAATGGCGCTTCAGCAAGCCCTGGACATGCAGGTGCAAATCTTTACCAATTACGGTGTCGGTAATGGCCTGGTCGGTATGACGGAGATCAGGAACACACTCGCCGATATGTTGGCGCTGGGTGGCCTACGCAACATTGATCGTTACTTTAAGCCGATGACTGTAGAACAAGAGATGCAGATGCAGTCACAAAGCCAGCAGGGTGAGCAGCCAATGGATCAGTCAACCGCCTATCTTCAGGCAGAGCAATTAAAGGCCCAAGCCAAATCTCAGAGTGACATGGCCCGAATTCAGATAGACGCACAGAAAGCAGTAGCAAAGGACGATCGAGAGCGTGATCAGATGGACCAAGACCTGTTAGTAAAAGCGGCTGAGATATACGGCAAGTATCAAACCAACGTGGATGTCGCAGGGGTGAAGCAAGCCCAAGCAGTCCCACGTTACCCACAAGAATCACCAGCCCAGGCGGTAACAGGCGGTAGATTTTGAGTGTAAGAGAAAAGGCTCAACGATACGCCCGCCTCGCGGGTGATGATGTATTTATTGAGCTTTTACAGGATGTCAGGGATGGCGCTGTTAGCGTCTTTCTGGAGCAGTCTCGTGACGATGAGGCGATTAACCGAGCGCGGAATTTAATTGATGCGCTCAACACTTTAGAGACCACAATCAACGCAGTTAAACTGAACGATTTGGTTGAAAATAAAAGGAAACAGTACCGTGGAAACGACTGAAGCAATAATGGATGGCAGCATTGAATCTGCCGCAGAAGCGATCTTAGAGCAACCCAAAACAGAGGAAGCGGAGGTTGAGGAGGAGGTTGAAAATACCGAACCTGAGACTGAAGAGCCCGACGAGGAGGAGCCTGAATCGCAGGATGAAAATGAAGACGAAGAAGAAGACGATATTAGTGAGGACGACGAAGACGAAGACGATGCCGTTCCTGAGAGTCAGACTTTCACTGTCAAAATAGACGGTGAAGAAAAGGCTGTAACTCTCGACGAACTCAAGCAAGGTTTCTCCGGTCAGAAGTTTGTTCAGAAAGGTATGCAGGAGAACGCTCAAGCGCGAAAGCAGACTGAGGATGTTTATAACGCATTACTGGAATCTCGTCAGCAAGTGACAGACCTTTTTCAGAAATTGCAAAACGGAGGCGCTGCTCGCCAGCCTATTAAGCCAGACCTAGCCATGTTAGACACCGATCCAATCGGATACGTCGAAGCTAATGCCCGGTTTGAGCATGATATGCAAGCCTATCAAGGTGAGATGCAGCAATATCAACAGGTCGCTCAAGACCAGCTACACGCCCAAAATATAGCCCTAGAAGCCCATCGAAACCAAGAGATGTCTAAGCTCTTAGAGATCATGCCTGACTTGAAAGACCCCACCAAGGGGAAGGTAATGAAGGAGCAGATGCTTGCGGTCGGTAACGAGTACGGTTATTCGCCGGACGAGATATCAACGATTGTGGATCACCGGGCTATCCGAGTTTTGGAGGATGCTAGAAAGTATCGAGAAATTGTAGCAGGTAAAAGCAAGGCCGTTGAAAAGGCGACTCACAAAAAGAGAACGCAGCCGTTAAAAGCAGGGTCTAAAAAAGTAAAGTTAGGCGCTAAAGAAATTCGGAATAAGCAAAATAGACTGAAAAACTCAGGCTCAATTGATGACGCGGTCGCGTTAATCTTGGGCTAAACCTTTATTGAGGAAATTATCATGGCACAACCATCAAATACGTTTGACTCCTATGACGGAGCAAATTCAATAAAAGAGGACTTGAGTGGAATTATAGAATCGGTAAGTCCCGAAGACACCCCGTTTTTTTCTGCTTGTAAAAAAACAAAAGCAACTGCTACTTTGCATGAGTATCAAACTGACTCATTGCGCGCTGCTGGAGCCAATGCTCACATTGAAGGCGATGCAACCGCCGCAGAAGCTCGTACAGCTACCAACCGTTTAGGTAACCGAACTCAGATTTTCAAAAACGCCGTAGTGGTAGCTGATACTGATGCAGGCTTGTCAAAAGCAGGTAAGAATAGCGAGATGGCGTACCAAGTCATTAAGGTCGCAAAAGAGCAAAAATTGGACATAGAATTGGCTTTGTTTGCCAATAACGCTGTAGTCGCAGGTAGTGCAAGCGCTGCTCGTGAGCTAGGTGGTGCGCCAATTTGGTTAACTACTAATGACAGCTTTGCGTCTGGAAACTCTGGTGCAGCTCCAAACGGCACTGGCGGCGCTCGTACAGATGACGGTACTCCTCGTGATCTTACGCAAGCTATCTTTGATGCAACTATGCAGAGCATTTGGACTGCTGGTGGTAACCCAGATACTGTTTATCTGTCTCCTTACCAAATGAACATTGCGCTAGGCTTTACTGGTAACAACAACCAGCGGTCAACTGTTCAGGCTGGTGATGCGAAAGTAGTTAAGTCACTCGACGTTTATGTAACGCCC